CCGGTGTATTGCAGCGTTTAAGGTTTGACCAGCCCATTAGGTTTACGGTGTAATCGTCACGGTTCACGATTGCCAAAACATATAAACCGTTTTTATCGTCTGCGTGTGTGAGCAAACGGCCTTTAGCGTGATACGTGGCGCGTACCTCATAGCCTGCAACGTCGTTGGCGGTTATGTCATAAGGTCTAAAACCCCACTCAACGCCAAGGTAAATGGCTAGTGCCTGTTCACCGTAACCACCTGTTAGCGCGGTTTCATATGCGTTGCCGGGTAAGCGTTTGTTTCTCATTTTGTGCAGCTCGCACTCGAGGGCTTTTTTGTAGGCCACGTCGCGCACGTTAAATATCTGTTCGGGTGTCAGTTTGACTGTTACCACGTCAGCCGCCTAATGCTTCGATAGCCTCGCTAACGGCCTGCCAGCCTGCTGCGTCGCCGCTTAGGTCTAGGTCAGTTGCAACGCGCTTTAGTCGGGCTATTAGGTCTGCGTGCTTAGGTTTGTAGGGGATATGTGCGGGCCTGCATATTTCATCTATGAGATCAAATACAGCCATTTGGTGTTTTGCTAATGCGTTTGCTGTCGGGTCTAACATGCGTCGGGTTTCCTCACTAAGTGTGTTATCGGGGTAGGGCTGTTCGTGCATTTAGTTTGCTGTTTTCCATGGTAGCCAACCGCTGTTACGCCAAATAGCAACCATGGCGCGTGTGTTGGTGGTTGGGTCAAATAGATCGCTACACGTTTCTACGATGCCTTTAGCCTGCAACCAACCGGTAGGCCAATACTGGTTAGGCCGGCACCAATAGCCGTTAATTTGGTAAATGGAATAACTGCCACCGTTTGTGTCGTAGGCGTTAAACGCATCGCTTGTGCATCGGCTTTCGCGATTAGCGACCCGTAGCGCTGTTTCTAGTTCGCTAGGCGGTAAACCCTCAGCAAGTGCCAACGTGGCTACCTGCGTGCATGTGTTCACGTATGCGGGCAACGTGGTGGTAGTGGCTGGGGTTGCCTCGTAAACGGTTGTAGTGCTTACGGGGCGGTCGGGTGCAGTTGTAGGCGATGCTGGTAGGGCTATCGCAATGCCGGCAGCTGCAATAGTGAATAGCGCGGTAAACGCGGCTTTTAATGCAATGGTCATAGTTTCTCAATCGTGTAGGGCGTTTGCCATGTACCGCTAGCAATGGTCTTAAACGCAATTTGGCTATGTAATACTTCGAGTGTGTCCGGGTTTCTAAAAATCTGTACCAGTACTTGCTGGCCGTTTTCTAGTCTGCCTACAAATGCTTCATAGGTAAAGGTTTGTAGTTCAGTCATGCGCGGTAAACCTCTTTTCGTCGGTAAGAAAACGGTAGTAGGCGCGTGTTACGCGGTGGGGGATACTGGCGCAAGCCCTTGCAAGTATTGGGTTACCGCTGCAGGTACTTTGTCACCGGGCCAGTAAAACCAATGCCACGGCTCGGCTGGCATTACCTCAAGTGACCAACCAAACTTAGGGCCAACCTCACACATAAACTCAAACGTGGCGCCCGACATGTTCGCAAAATCACAGGCCAAACCGAGGTTATGCCGGCTGGTACCCGGTACGGCCATTGGCGCATTGCCCGGCTTTAGGTAATAGTTTTTGTTTTCGTACACTCGAGGTTTAACGCCCTCTATTGGTGCCAGTTGGTAACGCGCTAAAAACCCTTGGCGTTGTAACGCAATGCTGCGGTATGTATCGCCCGCGCTGGTTGGCTTAAATTGTTTAATGCCCTCAGCAAATGCGGCAGCTCTAACCGCGTTGTATGCGTTCGCTGCTAGCGGGTGCAGTTTGCCAAACGGTTTAACGTCTACCAGCAGGCTGGCGGGTAGTTCACCCGGTTTAACATGTGCCAAGTTGCTTGGCAGTACCAGTTTTTTAATCGGTGGGTGCATTGGTGCCGGGTTTACTCTTAAGGCCGTTAGACGCAACCAGCCCGCTAAGTGTGCCAGTAAGGAAAACTAGCAACGTGCTTAAAAGGTCAATTAGTTGCGCGTCGGTGGGGGCCTGTTCCGTAGGTTGGTCTACAAATAAAATGCCGTAGATAAATGCCATAACGGTAAACGAAAAACAAATAGCCATTAAACGGCCAACAAAAACTATTAAACCTGCGTGCTGTTGTTCCGGTGTTTTAATCACAAGCGGCCTTTGTAAAGCATTGGTACTCGATATTCGTTTTAGAAACTGTGCAACCACTACAACCCCAAACTACTACGGCGATTAAAAGCACGTACCCGATCATATAACGCCATTTCACTATGGGGCTGGCGGGTATGGGTTTGCGTCTTTAACCGCTTGTACGGCTGCTTCCCATGCGGCTTGGGTATTTGTGCCACGTTGCCACTCAAAAAATAAACCGTCTGATTGTGCCTCGTATTGTGTGCGACGTGTCGTTTCTACTGCGAGGTATTGGTTTTGGTAGTCCACTTGTGGCCATTGTGCGTCAAGTTCGGCTTGTGTTGGTTTTGTGCTTTCACTAAACCATTCGAGGGTTGCATAATCGTTGCCTGCAATAGACCATTCGGTGCCTGCATAGTTGGCTTGCAAAACTGCTGCATAGTTGGTCATGCTGAAATCTCCAAAAGTGTCATCGTGCTCGTCATTGAGTCCTCTTGTGCAATTATTGCTGCAGTAGCATTTTCTGCTTTCATTCCGACTGTGTATGTTTGTGCAGAAATTGTTGCTGGACTGTCTAGATAATTGCTTGCAACTGTGGCTCTTGTAAGACCGTTGCCGTATATGCTAGAAAATCCAAACGAACCTAAAAGGTTTGTTCCTGCGACTGTGCCTCTAAAAATTGTGAAATAACCTGCAGTTGCAGAAGTTGTATTCCGTGCTGGCACAGTCACCATGACCAAAATTTTAGAAGTGGTTGATGATGGCGTGATAGTTGCGTTTAGCCCTGTTGTCACATAACTTGTGGAAGTGGTCGAAGTTTGTGTTGCATAAGTTGCTTGAACAACCTGCAAAACACGAAACGCCCCGCGCAAATTGTTCATCTGTGCAGCTGTTAAAACCTGCCCGCTGGTAAATGTGGCGGGTAACGTCGTTGGGGTAGCCATAGTTATACTTTACGCTAAAACTGGCTGCGGGTCTTGTATGTCTAGTTTGCCGTAAATTGGGTCATCAAGTATGAACTCGTAAACAATAACCGTAGGGGCCGTGTAATAGGTGACGCGATGCCCGGTCACAAAATCAAGCCTATGCTCGATGCCCTCAACGCTTAATTCTTGGGCTACCTGACCGCCGGCAATGGTGTTGGTTATGGTGATCGTGTCGCCAATATCTACTAGGGCTAGGTTTTCGCGTTGTGCTGTCGTAAGCATCAGGTAATCGGTTTGTACCCCGGTAAACGTGGCGTCAGGTTCCCCAACTAGCAAGTAGTTTGCCAAGGTTAAAGCTGCTGCGTCATTATGTAGCAGGCTGTCGGTAATACTTACCGTTTGGATTAGGTATTTTGTTTGGCTTGCTAGATCGTCGGCTACCTCGGGGCTTGTGGCGCCTAAGTGTTGCACGCTGGCACGGTTCACAATTTGATCGGCGTTATAGGTTATGGCCAAATTGTTGTATGGCGTTTGGGTGCCGTCATCGTGGAAATCTGCAACACTACCGCTAAGGGTATTGCCTATTCGAGGGTCACTGTTAAGCACGCCTGAACGTGACATAAAAATACGGCCTTGCTCGGCGGCTTGTATTTGGTCTATGTAAGCCTTTACGTTTGTGCCGTTAGGGATTGTGTACGCGCTAGCACCGCCAAGGGTTTGGGTGCCAGTAGAAATGTCACGGCTTGACGCTGGGTAAGCAACCTCGGGTAAATCCAATACCGCTGTTAGCCGGGCGCTACTTAATTCCTCGGATACGTTAAATTCATTCATCACCGTTTGGGCTAGTAAATAAAAATCGTCAGCACAATAAACGGTAACCGTATTGTTTCCGCCCAATTCATACGAATAATCATAATTGACGATCTGACCAACAAATAACGGCACAAAAGCGTTAGCGCTGTTGTAACGGCCAAACGAAACCCTACGCAACGGGGCAAGCGTAAACTGCCCTGCAGGGTCTACGAACGGGCTAGACGTGTATAACGGGTTTAGTGTGCCACCTGCCAAATTGTCATCGAGTGTAAACGTCATGGTGCCAGCGCTGAACTGATCGCCTATTTCCCTACGCCCACGATTAACGCTAATGCCTTTGCTGTATTCCATCATTGGCGCAAACTCGCTTACTCCATCTAGCACATATTCGGTGTTATTTAGCACCCCGCGCACGCTGTTATCCAAGGTAAACGCGTTGAGCATAAACCCGGTATCTATAAATAGTTCATAGTCTCCGCTGGCAACTACCGAGGTAGCCATTACGCCACCGCGATATTTGCCGGGCCTGCAGCCCTGTTATATGCACGTATTGAGTTAATAATTACTTCGCCAGTTTGTGCGCTTGGCACAAGGGTAGACAAGTTAATAGTTATGTCACCGCCACCGGTAACGCCGTAACTTTGCCCGGCTGGTAGTGGGGTAACTGAGGCAACCTGTGGGCGTGTGATCGCTTCGCTGAACCCCGCGCTAATGCCTTTAATGTCAGCAATTTTAAGGCCCTTTTGTTTAAGCCGTTTCTGTGCTTCCGCAAACGCTGCCTCGACACCCTCTAGGTAAGACTTAGCGTTATCTACGCCAGCGCCAAACCATGCAGTAGCAGCCTGTTGCCCGATGGTTGCAGCTGCGTTATCGGCAGCCATAACTAAATCGTTGGTTTCCTTAATTGCATTGACACCGCCAGCGATCAACTCGGCTGCAATAGCCGCGCCGCTTTCCCCGCCAGCGTCAAGCACGGCCTGTAATGCCTGTTGGCTTAAGCCCATTTCCAATAGCGTTTTAACGTCGGTGCCGTACTTAACTATCCCGGCTACCTGATCGCGCAAGCCTTGTAAAAATCCTGCGCCTGTTTCATCGCCGGCATCTTTAGCATCAGCAAACGAAAACGCGTCTTTAATGCTGTCGCTTACCTCTGTGGCAAAATCACTAAACGCGGTTTGGGCATCTATTAACTGTGCCTGTGCATCGGCTAGCGCGGTTTCTAAATACTTTTTTAACGCGTCGCTGGCTTCCTTTACTTTGTCTGCCATTTTCTTAGCGGCGCCACCTGTTTTTTCTAGTTGGTCAGGTAGTGGGCCAAGGCCCTTGTTTATTTCGCTGAGTTGCGGGCCAAACGGTTTAATGGTTTCTACGCTCGTTTTGGTTGCAGCCTTAAACGCCATGAACGCGCCCGCGGCAACTACCAGCCCGGCAGCAATAGCGGCAGCACCAACGCCAATAGTTAGCGCGGTGTTAGCGGCTGCAGCTGAGGCGGCGAGTGACCAGTTAAGCGCGGTGGTTACCACGGTTACTGCGTTAGCAATTACTTGCGCGGCCTTAAATCCGATAAGCGCGGTAGCGATGGCAGCAATGGCGGTGCCTACAGCCATGAGGGTACCTACGTGGTCTTGTGCCCAATTACCAAAACTAATGAGGTATGGCAGTACGGCCTCAACGGCTGGCAGGATAGCCAACCCGATTGCTTCGGCTGCTTCACTTAACGCGACGTTTAAGCGCTTAAATTTGCCCTCTGCTGTGTTCGCTGCGACGGCTGCCGAGCCACCAAACGTGCGCGACAATTCAGCCATAACCTCATCGAGGCTGGCACCGTCTTTAATCATTGAGTACAACTGAGGCGATAACTGGCGCAACGCCTTAAAATTTCCACCATACGCCTTGGATAGCGCGTCGCTAACTGTCGCTAAATCAGCCCCCGTACCTGCCGACACGTCGAGCGCCAATGCAAGTGCATCGTTAGCCTGTGCAACGTCTTGAGTACCTAAAACAAGTGAGGCCATCGCCGGGCGTAACTGATCGTCAGCAACACCGGTAGCCATAGCCATAGCACTAATTGACTTTTCGGTAGCGCTAATTTGTGCGTCGGTTGCACCTACGACGTTTTGCAATGTCTTTGCTAATTGGGCTTGCGCGGCGCTGTCCTCTATGGCTGCTTTAACGCTGAAACCAGCAGCCGCGGTAAGGGCACCCATGGCAGCAACGGCAGGTATAAACGCTTTGCCAGCAATAAACCCGGCACGCTCTGAGGTGGTTTCTAGTTTCTTTAGTTGCGTTAAGGCTTTAGCAAACCCGGTACCGTCAAGGCTCGAAATAATCGGTATGTTAATTGCCACGGTTAAAACCTAATTTCATATTTGTGCGCCGGGCAACGTCGTTAATTACTAATTCTACTTTGGCTTCTACTGCTTCACGGTTATTAGTAACTGCTTTGTCAATGGCTCGAGGCTGGCCGCCTACGTCAGATTGTGCTTCTAAGTTTGTAACAAACATGCCCTGCGTGTTGCGCCCGGCATGGTCATAGATCGCGCCAGCTGCGTTGGCCTGTTGGATAACCATTAACTGGTAAGGCTTACTGCCATATACCACCTGCTCGGTATGGGTTACCACACCGTCTGTAGTGCGGTTGTAGTTCACGTAGCGCTCTTTGCTGGCGCGTACACCTACTTTTACCTTAAAGCCTTTTTTAACGGCGTCTGTACGCCATTGGGTGTTACGGCCTTTAATAAGGTTGCCGCGGCGCATACCGCTTAACGGCTCGCCTGTGCCTTTGCTGTTATCAAAATGGGAAACCATGCTGCGAGCCTCAGCAATAATAACCTCACCGGTGCTCTGTATTTGTTTTGTAATCTCTTTGCGATACTGAGGGTCAAAATCATTTAACGCTTTTAACGCCTCTTTAATACCGTCAATTTGCGGGATAGCCGAGCGCGACGCCATTACCTACCGCCACGCTGCTTATTAAGTATTTCTATGGTGGCGTTCATATCGTCTAACTCGAATGATATCTCACTAGGCCAAAACCCTGTTGCTACTAAAATCTCGGCCAGCGCTCTACGCACCGTGCCGTTTAGGCTTTTGGGTCTGCCTGCTCTACTACCTCAATAGACGCCAACGATGTAATAAACGCGTCAAGTGTTCCCGGTACTGTGATGCCTGAGAAACGCGTAGCCTCATAACACAAATAGGCTAAATCCTCAATGCCAATACCTTGCGCCATCTCTGACGCTTTGCGCTTAAATTTGCGTTCCCAACTAACAATCGTCATTAAGTTAGTGGTTACTTCATTTACGGTGCCATCGTTAAACGTGGCTTTTAGGTGTAGTTGCATTACTCGCCTTTTCGTGTCGGGCCGTTGCCGGCTTTAATTTATACTTCTACTACTGAGTACACACCGCCGGTGAACGTCACCGACATTGTGCCAAGGGCACCCATGGCCATTGTGTATGGCAGCGCCTCTAGGTATGCCCCGGTTAGCGTCATCGTTGGATTAGTTGCAGTACCCGGGCTGGTTGCTGACGGTGACCATGAAACAGTTACTTGCGTGCCTACCAAACTCTTTAGCGTTGCGTATGTTTCCGATGTTGCAAACGACGCGTAAAGGTCAAGCTGCAGGGTGGAATTCTCGAGGCCCGCTACGTAGGACCTGCTATTAGTTCCAAACGCGGTGCTTTCTAGGGCTTCGATAGTCCGGGTAAAAACTAAACCTTGGCATTGGTCCTGCAAGGAAACCGCGCCCACGGTTACGTTTGGGTTACTGAGGTAAGTTGAGGTTGGCATAGTTGGTTATTCCTTTGCTGAGTTCTTGCTATTAGTTTTAGCAGGTTTTGCGGTTTCGTTTGTGGATTGTTCTATAAACCCGCCCTCGAGTAGCGCGGCAATGTTAATGCCGTTGGCCTCTGCAGCCTCGGCGTCAAATTCATCGCCGGGGGTACCAACGCGGGGGCTAATAATTTTGTATGCCATGGGGTTTAGTCCTAACTGGTTTGGGCTTGCATCTCTATTGTTAAATCATACGCTGGCATTTCGGCGCCGCCGATGATCGCAATAGTTGGGCGCCCGCTGGTTACTGCCACGTTTTTGCCTAGCACCAAACTGGCTAGGTGCATTAGGTTGCGTTGCGCGTCAAGGTTGCCCGGGCCAAGGGTAATAATGCGTACCGTGTAGGTCATTTGCACGATGTTGCCACCGCCGCCATAAACGCTAAACGTAGGGGCATCTATGAACGCACAAGGGGGCACAAGGTTTCTAGGGTCTGTTACTACCTGCAGGCCCGTAATGCTCGTCAGCGAGGCTGCTAGATCGTCTAGCGCCTCGTTAAATAGGTCGGTGTAGGCAACGGGCATTAGGCCACCGCTGGTTTAGGTATGCCCAAAAGCATTTTAATTGCAGGGCTTAAACCAACTGACGCCCCGGCAGACATACCATCAAACGTGGCAAAATCTGTAACGGCGCCGCGCTGGCGGTAAAAAAAACCGCCAAGGGAAATGGTGCCAAGGGTTACCTGCCCGTTAGGTGACGTGCTGAGGCTGTCAATGTAACCGGCCTCTTGGCGTCGAGTAAATGCAAGGCTGTTAGCAGCTAACGCGCATTGAGTTAAAAACGCGGTATCAAGCGCCGACGCTGTACCGATACCTAGCCAGTCCTCAATTTGTGTAGCAGTAATCCATGTGCAAGTTTGCGTAAATGTAATGCTGCCTGTTGAGGCTGTGCGCTGTACGTCGGTGCCGGTGCATTTGTATAGCACCTGATTAGGTACGGGTATTTCGTAGTTAAAGAGTAAATCGCCCTCATCGTCTAACCCGAT